ATAAGATATAGATTTAAATCTACTTTCGTTTGTTGCAAAACGCTTGCAACAATTCGAAATACCAAAGTAAAGGAGTCTCAAATGGTCGAACAAGGACTCGCAACAATAAGTGATAAAGAGCTGGAAACTTATACTCCAGAACAATTACGTGATTATATACAACACGTCTATAACATGGGATATGCTCAAGGGTTTTCAGAAAACATAACACAATGGTCAGATATTGTTGAAAAACAATTTATTTCTTACTCTGAACAAATTGCAAAGGTTTACAAAGAAATCTTATCAAAAAAAGATATTAAAATTTCCCATTTTTTTTATAACTCAAATGTAAACCTGAAAGAGGTAAACATTTTGATTGCATTTCCAGATAGTGATTTTGACCATATTTTTGAGACTGTATGTTCTCAAAACATTTCTTATGAAAACATTATTGGAAAAAATCTTAAATGCAATATTGATATCAAATGCATGTCCGATTCAGGAATAAATATTGAGTGTATTAAAAGTGATTACAGGTATCAGTTGTAATGCCACCACATACACATCATACAGAACAAGCAACACATAATCAGGATGCAGCTGAGTTTATAATCACAAACGCAACATATTTCGACTGGTCTGCAACAATGGTCTTTTATTCGGCAGTTCATTATGTTGAATCTGTCCTTGATTATCTTTTTAGTAATCAAACCGAATTGAAGTATTTTGATCACAAGGTTCTAATTGCACACTCAAACGAATTAGTATGTGATGAAAAATACAAATCATTTAATGGCAGACCTCTTTACAGTCCGCATAAAGTACGAAAAGAATTAATTTGCAGTAATTTCCCCAATATTAAAGATGCCTATAGGTTTATTAACGATGCAAGCCATTGCCAACGGTATAACAACTACAAACAATATAACCAAACAAAATGTAGAGATTTGATTGATAAGCATCTTTTGAAGATAAAAGAATGGCATGCAAGTATAGTTAAAAAATCAGCACATTCTTGCATCAAGTAAGTTCAATAATCAAGTAGATTGTTGAACAATGTTTTCAAATTTCCACAGTCCAGCTTACACCCAGTTCTAAACATCAAATCGCCCCCAAGCCACACATTGCGCGCTAAATTGATGATTATCTCAAAGATAACCTTAGAAGACCTCACAGCAAAAGACTATCTTAAAAGCCCGTTTCCGGCCGTCTCATTGAACATTCGAGGAACATCTCTGTCAAAGTCGGAATAAAAACTAATTCTGCTCTAAAATGTGATAAAATCTACAAAATCAGACTTACTTTAATTCACCAAGCGATATTTTTCACCGGATCAGGCAATGTTTTTTTCAGTTCGATCCAAAACCCTTACAAAAACCTATACAACAAAATCAAAATTTTCTATTATACTGTGATCTCCTATTATATAACCTGACAAAAGGAAACAACTTCAAAATACTGTATATTTGCTGTTTCAAATCGATTATACACCTATCATTATATCAATTAACAAATTGCAGAGGTGTTAAAGATTTTCACCAAAACACAGCCCTATATATAGATATTTCTATTCCGACTTTTTAAAAGTCAGAATAGAAATATCTCTCACGTAATAGCTATATTTTTATTATACATACAAAATAGATAATTATTCATGCAATTCAATATCTTAAGTGTATATTTTTCCACAGCATGTTTCCATCTGTCTACTTCGCTCATTTCCCATGTTGCAATTTATCATAAAGTTAAATGTAGTTAAATGAAAATATACACGTATTTACTTTAAGTAAAAATCAACAAAAATAAAAAAAGTGAGTATCGTATGTGAACATTTCGCATTTTGCCATTTATATTCGGATTAAAGGAGTAAACTATGGCAGAAAAAGGATTGGATATTCGGATAGTAAATCTGTTCTTCCCGGAATTTCTCGCAAAACTAAACGATTTTGAGAAGAATCAATTGCCATTTGCAATAAGCAAAGCTCTCACTCAATCTGCAATTGATGCCAGGAACCACACCCGCGATCAGATGCGGAAGATATTTGACCAACCAACCCCATGGACGCTTAATGGAATGCGTATCAGTGCTGCACGCAAAGACAAGCTGGAAGCAAAGGTTTATTATGATGAGTATGGAGACAAAGGAACCCCCGCATCAAGGTATCTAAAACCAAACACATTCGGCGGAGAGCGACGAGTAAAGCCAAGCGAAAACCAATTAAGAGCGAAAGGTGTGATTGACTCAAATGAGTATCTCATTCCATCAGAAGCACTTCCACAGGATCGGTATGGAAACCCCAAACAAAGTGAGATAATCAAAATTCTATCAGCATTTCAGGCTAACTTTGATTCACAGCAGCACTCAGGTAAGTACGGCAAGAATAACAGGTCATCCAACACATACTACATAACCGGATCTGATACTCAAAGAACCATGAAGAAAAGAACTGGTGAGCCGATTGCAGTAAAAAGAACCCCTGCCATTTGGAGGAGAAATGTGTATGGAGCAAAGCCAATGTTTTTCATAACTAAACACGCTCCAAAATATAAAGCTGTATTCAACTTTGAGGATATAGTAAAGGCAAAGTTTAACGAATGCATAGGCAGCAACTTCAATGCAGCCTTTGAATATGCATTGAGCACAGCAAAGCTAAAGAAGTGACGGGACAAACGATAACAAAACGGCAAAGAGCGTGCCAAAGTAAAAAAAGGTACTTCCAGAGGAGTTTTCGATGGGGTCACATTCGAAGCCATCCATCGCGGTAGTCACAGTTGTCATCCGGAGTTGTCACCCCCGGATTTTTGACTTTTTTTGATCGGTAATTTTGTGGATTTGTTTTAAAATCATGTAGTTAGAAAATTGAATAGACTGGATCAATACAAACATATGGCACTATTATCACTAAGAAAATATGCGGAACACAGAGGTGTTTCACTTGCGGCAGTGCAGAAAGCTATTGCTGCCGGGCGCATAATAGTTGCCAAAGAAGAACAGCAGGGATCAAAGACATTAAAATTTATTGATCCGGTATTAGCAGATCGAATGTGGAATGAAAGAACGGATCCTCAGCAGCAGCGTGTCGCAACCCGCAGGGAAATGGGCCGCGAAATTCCATCAGGCAAACCCACTGACAGTATTCCAATCAGTTTATTTCCTGAAACGAAAGCTCCGGATGTGGATCCGGCTGTACAGGGAAAAAATTCTCAGGGCGCATATGGTGATGCCTATAATAAGGCACGCTCTGTAAAGGAAGAGTACAATGCCAAAATTGCCGAAATAGAATACAATGAACGTCTGGGAACTCTGGTTGATAAAAATGAAATGGCAAGAGAACTATTTAATATTGCATCCAGCGTGCAGCAGAATCTGTTGAACATCCCCCTGCAGATAGCCTCAATAATACAGGCCAGATGTATGGCGTTTGTTGATGAACGTGAAAGTAATCCCGCAGCTGCTCTTGACGTGAAAGAAATTGAGGACATTATCAGCGGTGAAATAAAACAATCGCTGGAAGGGATTGCAAATGCAATTGACACTGCAATCGCCTGATACATCTGTAAGATTTTGCGTAAAAAGTTTTTTAGAAGGTTTAAGACCACCTCCTGATGAAACCATTGATGAATGGGCTGACAAAAACAGAGTGCTTTCATCAAAATCATCCGGCGAGCCCGGCAAGTGGCGGACATCACGAGTACCATACACCAGAGAAATCTGTCAGGAACTGTCCACCCAATCACATGCAGACGCAGTTGTATGGCAAAAAGGAACTCAGGTAGCGGCAACTGAGGTCGGAATAAACTTCATTCTGAACACAATTGACCGGTCTCCCGGCCCGATTATGGCACTGTACCCGACAATTGACATGGGTAAAAAGTACAGCAGGGTACGTTTACAGCCAGCAATTGAGGCATGCAAGTCTTTGTTGACAAAAATTAAAGACAACCGCAGTCGTGACAGTGGAAATACAATCCTGCAGAAAGACTTCCCTGGCGGAACTTTAATAATCGCAGGCGCAAACAGTGCTGCCGGACTGCGCTCCATGCCGATGCGGTTCGGCCATTTTGATGAGATAGATAATTATCCTGACAATGTGGATGGTGAAGGAGATCCGCTGTACCTTGCAGAGAAGCGGGCAACAAACTTTTCACGTAAGAAATTATTTTATACGTCAAGCCCAACAATTAAAGGGCTTTCGCGCATCGGCAAAAAATTCCGTGAATCAGATCAGCGATACTACTATGTTCCCTGCCCGCACTGCAAAAAGCCACAGTTGATAAAATGGGAAAACATAAAGTATACGAATGATAATCCGGAAACGGCACACCTGCAGTGCATACATTGTAATGCAAAAATTGAGGAATATCATAAAACATGGATGCTGGAACGTGGTCAATGGATAAAGCATAATCCCAAATCAAGGATCCCCGGATTTCATCTATCTGCTCTTTATTCTCCACTTGGCTGGTATAGCTGGAAGCAGGCTGTAAAGGAGCACCTTGAATCTATTGGTGATCCGCTTCTCAGGCAGGTATGGGTAAATACCGTTCTGGGTGAAGAGTGGGATGATGATATTCAGTCAACAGTTGATACCCATTTTCTGCAATCAAGATGTGAGAAATACAATGCGCAGGTACCGAAGGGCGTGGTGTTTCTCACTGCCGGTGGTGATGTGCAGGATGACAGAATAGAAATATCAATATACGGATGGGGCGCAAAATACGAACACTGGCTCATTGATCATGCTGTGTTCTTCGGTCCTCCGGATCATGAAGAGGTATGGGAAGAGGTTGATGATTACCTGGCTCAGCGCTGGACACATGAAACTGGTGTGTCAATGGGGATCGCCTGGACATTCATTGACTCTCAGGGACACAACACAGACTTCGTATACGAGTTCTGCAGAAAGAGATTCCGTCGCAAAATTTTTGCAATCAAGGGTATGCCAGGTGCAGGAAAAGCAGTGGTACATTCAATACGTAAAAATAAAAAGAATAACCTGTACCTGATTCTGATCGGCACACATCAGGCAAAAGATTATCTATATGCTCAATTAAAATTAAAAAATCCGGGTCCGGGATATATTCATTTTCCGGAAGGTGTATCAGCCACATTTTTTGAACAATTGACGGCAGAAAAAAAGAAGTACAAGCGGGAAGGCGGCAAGCAGGTATCGTTCTATGAATTGCCATCAGGTAAACGTAACGAGACACTGGACTGTTATGTATATGCTCTGGCTGCTTTAAAAATGTCGAAGGTTGATTTGAATGGTCTGGTATCGAAGGGAATAGTTTTTAAAGCGGAATACTCACATCCTATTAGTTTACGTAAAAATAAATAACTATAATTTATCAATGGAGGAATCATGTCGACTTTAACAACTGCAACTGAAATGGTAGATTTGTATATTCAGGCAGAAAAAAACGTATTGGCAGGTCAGTCGGTTTCAATCGCAGGCAAGGCATTCACGTATGCAAATATTGTAGAGATAAGGGCCGGACGCCAGGAATGGGAAAAGGTCGTATCACGGTTATCTGACAACAGGAGAGGTCCAAAAGTTTCACGAGTAATTCCGTTGGATTAAGGTGTCATATATATAATGTTAACAGTAATTTTAAGTATATCATTTTGTTAAGTACCGCGCGGTACGAAACGGGACGACGCGGGATTTGAACAAGGTTGCTTTGTGTATATATTATCATTATGCAAAAGCAATCTTGTATAGTAGATCAATATGGACGCAATTACGCGTCAACCGGTTATATCTCTTCAGGATCATCGCGCAGGTCAATGAAGGGGTGGAATCCCTCAGCTAATTCTGCTGACAAGGATATCATCCCCTCAATTAACGAGATGAGAGCATCATGTCGTGACCTGTCAATGAACGCACCCCTTGCCTCCGGTACACTCAACAGATTTAAAGATTCTGTAATCGGGCATGGATTGTATCTGCAATCATCTATTAATCGTGAATTCCTTAAACTCGAACCTGAACAGGCAGAAGCCTGGGAATCCAATGTTGAACGTGAATTCGCTCTTGTTGCAGGCACAAAAGAAATTGACGCTGAGAGAACATCTAATTTCTATCAGCTTCAGGCTCTTGTCTACTACTCTAAATTATTGAGCGGTGATATATTCTACATGCTGCCCAATATCCCCCGAACCGGTGTACCATACGACATTCGAATCAAGACACTTGAAGCAGATCTGATATCAAATCCAAACAATCAGATGGACACAGAAACAATAGCCGGAGGGATTGAGGTTGATGACAACGGAGCACCTGTTGTTTATCACGTGTCCAAAAAGCATCCTGGCGGGCTAATGGTGTTTAATAATGAATGGATAAAAATTCCCGCCTATGCAGCCCGAACCGGTCTGCGGCAGGTTTTCCATTTTTATGAGAAACTGCGTCCAGGACAAAGAAGGGGCTATCCCCTATTCGCTCCAGTGATAGAATCATTGAAACAATTGACACGATTGACAGAATCTGAATTGATGGCAGCTGTTGTTGCATCTTTCTTTACGGCATTTATAAAAACTGAAACTGGTGATGAGCTCGATGTACAGTTTGACGAAAATGAAAATGCTGCACCAACAGACAGTTCCAATCAAAAGCAGATGGGCAGTGGAAGTATTGTCCATCTTGCCAATGGCGAAAGCATTGACCTTGCAGCACCCAGCCGTCCAAACGGTGCGTTTGAACCTTTTTTCAATACTCTTGTAAAAGAAATAAGTGCTTCATCGGGTATACCCTTTGAGGTTGTAATGCTTAACTTTACATCGTCGTACAGTGCTGCAAGGGCAGCATTGCTTATGGCATGGAAAGTTTTCATGAATCATCGTGTCGATTGCGCGAGAGAATTTTGTCAACCAGTATATGAACGTTTCTTATTAGAAGCAGTTATCAAAAGGCGAATAATAGCACCGGGCTTTCTTGATAATATTGCCATTCGTATGGCATGGTGCAGCTCCCGATGGGTTGGTCAGGGACAGGGGCAGATCAACCCGACTGTTGAAACCAAAGCTGCGATAATGCGTATTGACAACAAGCTGTCAACACGATCAAAAGAAACTGCCATGTATGATGGTGATGACTGGAACTCAATGGCAGATTCTCTGGCCCGTGAGGATCAGATAATAAGAGATAAGTTTCCCACAGCCACAGTCGCAACCAGTAAAGATGATGGTCCCGATTATCAATATAAGTATGATGATGATTAAAGTGAAAAAGGGAGAACCGGAATGAAATTTAGTTTTGACTGGATAGCATCTCATCGCTGGGCGATATTACCTGAAATGATGAGAGTATTTACAAAAGAAGCCCTTTTGTCATTTGATGAAAATAGTAAAATCGAGACATTAACCATTCGGGACGGTGAGATTCCCCAGTGGTCATACAGGACAGAGATGTTTAATTCTGTCGCTGTTATTCCTATAATAGGCCCACTTTATTCAAAGGGTAGTTATTATTATGGCGGTTCTTCAATCTCTCTTATTGCAAAGGACTTTCAATCCGCAATAGAAGATTCGGCTGTATCCGCCATTGTATTAAACGTAAACTCTCCCGGTGGCGAGATAACCGGGGTTGGTGAACTTGCAGATATAATTTTCAATTCTCGCGGCATAAAGCCCATTATAACTTACGTTCATGGTATGTGCGCAAGTGCAGCCTTATGGATTGGCTCATCTGCTGACAAGATGATTATTGCAAGCACCGGTGAAGCCGGAAGCATCGGTGTCGTATCTGTTCACTACGATACAAAAGAACTTGACAAGAGAATTGGATATAAAGAGATTGAAATTGTTTCATCTCAATCTCCAAAGAAGCGTCTGGACGTAACAACTCCGGAAGGAAAATCAGAAGTACAGAGAATCGTTGATGAGCTTGCAGATGTATTTGTTTCAGCCGTTGCACGCAATCGCAATGTATCGGCTGAAACCGTCACACAGAATTTTGGTGAAGGCAGTGTGCTAATCGGACAATCGGCAGTCAACGCCGGTCTCGCAGATGAAATCGGGTCTCTTGAATCAGTACTCAAATCACTCAATGTCAATAAACAAACTTTATCAATAGGAGGATTCCCTATGAATCTTGAGGAATTGAAAGCAAAGCATCCTGAAACGTACAATGCAGCTCTCGCAATCGGTAAACAATCCGGAGTCGACGAGGGTAAAACTACAACTGAAACGGCATTGAAAAATGCAACTGTCGCTGCTTCGAAAAATGAGCAGGATCGCATACTCGGAATACTGTCACTTGGCAGTATTCCCGGTGCAAAAGTAATTGTCGAAGCGGCAGTAAAAGATGCATCCGCGACAAAGGAAACTGTAGCGCTGCAAATAGTGCAGGCTCAGCAGAAGGGAACCCAAACGTTTGAAGCAGCTATGGAAGACGATAACACATCGCTGCTTAACAATCTGCAAAAAATTGAAAGCTCCGCTCCCGGAGGAAAGAATAAAGAATTGACAGCCGAAGAACTCGGGCGTCGAATTGCCAAGGCTGCTGAAGGCATAAAAGTCGAAGACATTGACAAGTAGTCTGTTTGCAAAAGCGCATCAGTAAAAAGTTATGTGACATTGAAACTATAAATACGGAGGAATGATGGAAACATCAAAAATAGATAAGTTGTTTGCAGGAAACTTTCCTGTGCATACAGGCAGTGTAACACTGCTTGCAAGTGAAGGCGCACTACTTCGAGGCGCAGTGCTTGGCAAAGTAACAAAGGGTGCTGCAACTATTGCTGCCGGAACAAATACCGGCAATGGCGTGGCTGGCGCGGTTACACGTCTGGTAAAAGCCCTTGTTGGAGCCTATACTCTCACCTGTATTACAGCTGCTACAAATGCCGGCACATTCAGAGTGCTTGATCCCAATGGAAACAGATTGGCTGATTTGACAATCGCATCGGCATATAACAACGGACATTTTTCCGTTACTATCGCAGATGGCGCGACGGACTTTATTGTCGGAGATTCGTTTACAGTTACAGTCGCGGCAGGGTCTGGCAAGTATCGCCTTGTAAACAGCGCAAACACAGACGGATCAAATATTGCGGAAGCTGTGCTTGCAGAAGACAAGACTGTCGGAGCTGCTGATGTTACAAATGTTCCTATTTATGAAACCGGTGATTTCAATTCAGCAGCTTTGACATTTGGTGGAACTGATACAAGTACTACACATGCTGACACTCTCAAGAGTAAATGCATTTATTGCAATACAGTATCAGCTCAATAGTCTTAAACAGTAAACAAGTATTTAATTGTAAAATTGCTTAAATAGAAACAATAAAGAAAGAGGTTATTATGGCAATTGACATGTTCAATACGAGAACACTGCTGGCAGCTCTTACTTATATGAAAGAGCCTATCACGTTTTTACTCGATATGTTTTTCAAGGAAAC